TCCGCCCAGAAGTTGTGGCGGTCAGCGGCCTTGCATTCGGCCGTGGTAGACGGGGTGAGCACGGTGTTCCAGCCGAGCAGCAGCCCGTATGCCATGGACGCCGAGTCGATGCGGGCCGCGGCCTGCTCGCGCGCCCAGATGGCGGTGCGGTGCTGGCCGAAGTAGCGCCGCTCGGCGGCCAGCTGGGTGGCCAGCGCCCGGGCCGCGCCGATCCCGTGGGAGCGGCCGGAAATGACCGCGTCCCGCAGCCGCCGGGCTGAGGCGACCGCGAACTGCGCCCGGCGCATCAGGTTCAGGCTGGTCACATACCGGGTGGCTGGCCCGTAGAACCCGGACTGCTCGGGCGGCATGCCCATCACCACGCCCAGCGCACCTTCCAGCATGCCGCGGGTGATCTTCTCACCCGCGAACATGGGGGCCAGGATCGCCGCAGCACCCGCAGCCGAGGTGGCCGTGGTGATCGCCGCGGCCACCGCCAGCGCCTGGGTGTTCAGCTGCGGGGGCTGAGCTGGAGGCGGCTGGGACGGGGCGGTCATGCACCATCAATTTCCTGGTAGTCACCCGGCTGGTCGGCCAGCGGGTTCACCTCACCACGGAATGACGTGCGCTGGTCAAGGCCGGTGCCGATCTCCCGCACGATGTACGGGTCATTCCCCGGCCCATGACTCGGGGCATACGGCTTCACGAAGTGCTCGCTGCCGGGGCTGTCGTGGATCGTGAAGAACTCCATCGCCTCGTGCCGTTCCACCAGCAGGCACTGGTCGAACAGCCACCGCTGCCACGAACGGTGGTCGAACGCGGCGGGCGGGACCGGCATGTAGTGATTGACCCGGTACGTTTCGCCCTGGTCCGGGTGGTAGCTGTTGTAACCCAGCGTGGTGATGATCAGGGTCAGGCCCTCGCTGCCCTGGCCCCGGTCAAGATGCGCCAGCCTGAACGTCCACCCGGGCCGGTAGGACAGCCGCTCGGCCAGGTAGGCCAGCGCGCCCGGGTACGGCGCTTCCTGCCGCATCGGGCCGGTCACGGGCTCTCCCACTGCCGCCAGCCGGTGCGCCGGAACCCAGCCCGCTTCAGCTGGCGGACCTGCCACGGCCACCAGGTCAGGTTGCCCCAGATACGCCAGGCCAGCCGTATGTGCCAGGGCATCAGCGGCCTGGTGCTGTAGATCATCGGCTCGGGCCTCGGGACCGGGATGAACCCGTCCGGGAGGGGACTCTGGCCGCGGCTGGTCACGCCATCTTCCCGGGTGGCGGGGTCATCGGCGGCTTGCCGGGCGGGGTGGGCGGTCCCTGCTTCGGCCCGAGCCCAGAGCCGGGCGGGCCGGGCTGGCCGCGCTGGGCGGCGGCACGCTGGGCGAGGCCGAGTGCGCCGGAGACCGCGCCGTTGAGGGCACCCAGCTGCTGGGCAGCCTGCTGCGGCATGCCCGGCGGCGCCTGGGCGGCCAGCTGCTCGGCCCGCTGGTTGGCCGTGGAGGCCAGGGCCTGGTGTACCTGGTCCACATCCAGCTGCAGGATGGAGGCCATCCGCTCGGTGATCAGGTCGAACACCGGGATCGGCACATGCAGGACCGGCGCCGCGGCCATCTGGCCGAACAAGGTGAGCAGCGCCTGGATCTGCTCGTCCTGCAGCGGGCCGAACTTGAACCGGGGGAAGGCAGCCTTCGGGCCGAAATTCAGCATGATCATCGGCCGGACGATGTCATAAGTGATCGACTCGGCTATTTCCTTGGCCACCGCCTGGCGGGATTTCAGGTAGAAACTGGACTGGTCCTGGGACAGCGCATAGCTGCCTTTGCCGCCGGTCGATGACCCGGTGAGACCCATGAACCCGGCGAGCACGCTGCCGATCTGCCACTGCTCAAGGAAGCCGAGTGCATCCTTGAAATACGCGCCTGCCCCGCCGTCGATGGGGATCTGCTCGAACGCCTTCTGCCCATCGGTCGGGTGGACCAGCCCAACCACCCCGGCACCTTTCAGCGCAGCCACATCATCAGCGCGGGTGTTCGCTTCCGGCTGGTCGTTGCCGTAGACGATGAGCCGCTGCATGGCCTGGTTTTCGAGGAAGTAATACCAGAGGTAGAGCAGTTTCATTTTCGTCTGGTAACACCAGTAGGCGATATCCATCTCACTGGCGCCCACCAGTGGCTCCCGGTGCTTCATGTGCGTGTATATATAACTGCGGATCTGCGGGATATCCACATAGCCGGGGACTTTCTGGCCTTTCTGCACTTTCGTGGATGACCCGAACAGCCACACCTGCTGGCGGAATCCGTGGGGCACCGCATTGCGGTCGTCGTAGCGGGCCTGGCAGGTGGCGGGCGGGCGGAAAGCCAGCTTGTCGTAGACCACCCGGCCGTCATCCTCGCGCAGCTTCCAGACTTTCTCGAAAAACGCCCGCCGGAAGATCTGCCCGCTGGTGACCTGGCCGACCAGCTCGGTGATGGGGGTGCGCATCCCGCCGTCAGTGTCCGGCGTCATGATCACGTCGTGGGCCAGCTGCGCCTCGCCCTTGTCGCCCTTGCCGGGCATGATCATGTAGTCAGCCTCGCGGATCGGCAGGGTGAGCACGAGTTCGAGGGCGCTGCACTGGCCATCGCGCTTGAACATCGCCTTCATGTCCCGGCTGTTCCACTCGCCGTAGTCGAAGACGTCACCCTGGCCGTAGTAGGCGAACAGCCGCTGGCCGAAGTCAAACTGGGTGCCCAGCTCGGCGCCTAGCAGCTTGTTCCTGTCCGATTTGCGCAGGTCAGGAAACTGGACGAGGTTGCCATCGGCAACTGCCGCAGTGCTGCTCTTGCTGGCCGCCATCTCACCGCCAATGCTTCACGTTGCCGCGCGGGCTCGCCGGGCGGGCGTCCTGTTCCTGGCGGGCCTCGGCGGGGGCGAAGCTGTCCAGGTCCCAGCTGTCACTTTGAGCATAGGCCCCACCATGCGTGTGCTGCAGTCTCCTGTTCATCACGTCGCTGATGGTGACGCCCATCTCGTCCAGCTCCTGCTGGGCCGCCCACTTGCGCGGGCCACCTTTACCCGGCGGGCCGAGCGACTTCTTCAGGTACGGGGACAGCGCCCAGACGAGGGAGTCCATCCGGTCGGGGGAGCGCTCGCCGAGACCCCCGGTGAACGTGGCCATCTGGTCTTCCAGCTCGGGCATGTGCCGGTCGGGTACCCGGTGGCCGTCTTCGTGGAAAATGCCGTCTTTGCAGTCGCAGGTGCGATGGGTGACCGCGTGACAGTGCCGGACCAGCCCGCCGTGCATCTCATACAGGGCGCTGACCGGCTCGGCGCGCACCCGCTTCGCCTGGCTGGCGTGGATCACCCGGTACCGGACGGAGACGCCGAGGCGCTTCATCACCTCGGTGAACGTGGCCGTCAGCCACGCGCCGCCGTGGTTTTTCTCCAGGATGATCTCGCACGGCACGCTGTAGCGTTCCTGCAGTTCAAGCGACTTGCGGATGACCCGCTTGGCGAACGGGACCGGGGCTTCCTGGCCGCCCCAGTTCTCAGTGACATACAGGTGGCCGTCTTCGACCGAGCCCATGCCGACCACGGTGTATGCCTGCTCATCAGAGGTCTCGGCGCCGTCCGAGGGGTCCACGCCGATCTTGAATTCGCGGATCATCTCCGGCCCGCCCGGCTCACCCAGGCCGGGGCAGCGGACCGTGTCCAGCAGGTCCCGGGTCCACAGCGCGTTGGCTACGTCATCGAGCAGGTCGCCTTCCAGCTCCTGCCGCTCCAGCCGGGTGCCCTGGGCGGCGCCGATCACCGCGCGCAGGAAAGCGTCGGACAGGTTGTCGGCGTTGTCCACGGTGCGCAGCTTGGTGAGCACCACCCCGCCCTCACCAGGGTCGTTGCGGATCAGCGCGCGGACCAGCTTGCGGGCGGGGCGGGCCGCTTTCGGTGTGCCGGTGGCGATGATCTGGGAGCGGCCCTCGCGCACCGCATAGCGCAGCGACTCGTTCCAGCACATTTCCCACTTGTCCCAGAGCCCGACCTCATCAGCCCAGGCGCCTTTCAGGTTGCGGCCCTGAATCCGCAACCCACCTTCGGCGGCCGAGTCGATGTAGACGAGGATGCCGTTGTGCAGCACCACCTGGCCGTAGGTGCGCCAGGCGCTGCGCACCGTCATCGACCGGTGGTCTTTGATCTCGGCCATCGAGGTGCCCAGGGCCTTCAGCAGGCCGCTCTGGCCTTCCACGCACTTGGTCCAGGCATCGGCGTAGGTGGGCGCGATGATCCCGTATTCGCCTTCGCCGTCCTGGTCTTCCAGCACCCACTCGGCCAGGCACTGCGCGCCCGAGCGCGTCTTGCCTGACCCGCGGCCACCCTGCAGGTACCACACCCGCCACCCGCCGGGCGGGGGCAGCTGCTCGGGCCGGGCCATCTTCAGCCAGCGGATGCGCGGGTCCAGCGGGCGCCGCTGCATCCGCTGGCCGACCGCGGCCAGGCTGACCATGTCAGTCCCAGTCGTTGCGGTGCTCAGCTGCCAGATGCCCGGTCCAGCCCATCATGGCGTCGCTGAGCGAGTCGCCGTGGGTGTGCCAGCCGCACTGCTCCCCGCCCTTGGACTCCACCGCGACCAGGCACGTGGCGACCGGGTCGATGTCGTCCATGTGCAGCGACATCAGCGCCGCGCCTACCGGCGTGCTCACCGTGCGGATCATCAGCCCGCCTTCGCCAGCTCGCGGACCAGCTCGGTGCGGATCTTGTCCTGCATGGGCAGGTCGCCGCCAGCCCGCTGGATAGCGATGGTCATGGCCTGCTCGATGGTGCGCATCTGGGCTTCCTCGATGGCGGCCAGCTTCGCCTCGATCCCCAGCTTGGTGATGTCGATCAGTATCCTGGCCAGCCGCTCCTGGGCGCGCTCGTACAGGATGATCTCGGCGCGCAGCTGCTCGCCGACCTTGTCGTGAGCAGAGCGCATCCGCTCCCGGCTGTACAGGTAGGCGGCCACATGGCGCATCGCCTCCTTGAACGCCTTGATTTCCGCAGCCAGCTCCATCAGCTCGGTGAACGGGTTGCCGATCGGGTCGGGCGCCATCAGCTTCTCGCCGTGGTCGGCGAGGATCACCACCAGCCGGTCGGCGATCCTGCCTTCCGCCACCCGGTTGGCGGCCTGGTTCGCCTGGTAGCTGCCCGGGTTGGCGCCGTGGTCTTTGCAGGCGGGCGGCACCGTGCCGCGCTTGGCCACGTTGCGGCAGCCTTCCCGGGTCCGGCAGCGCCGCCAGCCGGTGATCTCCTCAGCCTCGTCCAGCAGGTCATCCGGGATGTGCCGGAAGCAGTATTCGAGCCCTTCGATCTCGCGCTGGGTGCAGCGCCGCCCGCTCCCGGTGATCTCGATGCAGAACAGCTGGCCTTCCCACGGCCTGATCACATTCATGTGCCCTCCCCTGAGCAGCAGTGCAGCGTGCCCCGGCCCCGGCCAAACCAGCCCCGCTGGCCAGGCCCGGGGCACACCACGTTCACAGCTCCCGGCTGACCACCGCGCGGGCCTCGGCCGCAGCCGGGGCGTGCAGGTGGGCCGGGATGTACCGGGCCAGCTCAGCGGCAGCCAGCTTCACGATGGCCAGAACCTGCTGCAGGTCGCCTTCGCCCTGAGCCTGGATCAGCATGGCGTGCGCCCGCGCCGCCCCGCTGGGCAGGCTGGGCGGCAGCTGCGCCGACTCGTTGGCCGCCGAGGGGGGCATCACCTCGTCCCGGCCTTCCGGCGCAGGGGCGGATTCCGGCTCCGGCTCCGGCTCCGGCTCCGGCTCCGGATCGGCAGGCGCCGCATCTGCGGGCTCGCCCTCAGGTTCGCCTGCGACCGGCCCAGGCTCTGGCCCGGGATCTTGCGGAGTCTCAGCGGGGACGTCCTGCCCCCACTTGGCGAGGATCGCTGCTTCCTCAGGGGTCGGCTGGCCAGGACCGGGCATGGGCTGCTCCCTCGGAAGATGGACGCTGTCCTGCAGCTGTGACTGATGAGCAACAAGTTACAGGATGCGTCTCAGTTTGAGAGAGATGCTGATGCTGGTCAGCTCGCCCTGGTGGCGTCCTGGCTGGCGGGCTCGGTGCCCGGCGGGGGCAGTCTAGGGCGCAAGCCCGCGCGGATGTAGATATCCCGCCGGAACGCCGTCACAATGTCACCGCCGCCCGCCCGGTGCCAGGCTTGCACCGACTGCTCGAACTCGCGCTCGGCGTTGCTGGCAGCCGCCCACCAGATGCCCAGTGCTGCGGCGAGCACCACGAAAGCCACGCCAAACACGATGATCAGGAAGATCACGGGCCGGTGACCATCATCTCAGCCGGAACGCCATCGTCGGGTGCCAGTAGGCGCTCGGCCGGTGCCAGCCGATCCGGGTACCAGATTCGAGAGCGCCGAACGTGCCATGCAGCGTTTTCAGCTCGGCGTGGCCGGGGCCGTAGAACATCAGGTCGCCCCGCTTCGCCTGGCTGACCGGGATACGCACCAGGCGTGAGCTGGTGATCATGTCATAGGTGGTCCGCGGCAGGGTGATCCCGGCGTGGGCAAACGCTTCCATCACCAGCCCGCTGCAATCGAAACAGCCCGGGCCGGACCCGCCGTAGCAGTACCATTTCCCAGCCTGGTGCTCGGCCCAGAGCAGGGCCTGGACGCGCACCGGGACAGTGCTGGCCGCGGCGCGCTGCGGGGGAATCAGCGTGGGGGAAGCCGCGGCCAGCACACCGGCCAGGGCCATCACCACCGCCAGCCGGGCTGCTGCCGAGCGTATCCAGCCTTTACCTGCCCGGCCCGGCCAGGGCACGCCGGGTCCGTGCCCGGGGCAGGAGTTCAGGTGGAGCCCGCCTGCACGCGCCCTGGCCTCAGCAGCCATCGTAGGGTCCCCAGGCGGACGTACCACCCTGGGCGTACTCCTTGGCAAAGGCCGCGTCCTGCATCGCAGGTGATGCGGTCTGCGGGCTGCCGGGGAAGCCCAGCCCGCTCCAGGTGCTCTGCAGGAACTGGTATGCCCCGCCCGCGCCAGACGACGGGTTGTAGGCGCTGTAGTTGCCGCCCGACTCGGCCCGCAGCACGCATGCCCGGAAGCTGCCCGGGGCGGCGGCGGCGGGGTAGGAGGCTTGCGGCTGGCTGGCTGTAACTGTGCTGACCGGGGCGGGGGCGGCGTGCCTGATGGTTACCGGCTGGGGGATGTGGCGCAGCGCCCGGGCGTACAGCGCACCGGACCGCGGGTGCCAGCGGGCCAGGGTGAGCGTGATACCAGCGCGGACCGAGTTGGGGTTGCGGATCTTGCGGTGATTGGTCCACCACAGCGCAGGCCAGCGCGAAGCGTGCCCGTAGAACGCGGCTGAGATCGCCGACAGCGTGTCGCCGGGGCGCACCCGGTAGCTGGCTGGCATCAGGTGGGCAGCGGGGCTGGCGTGCAGGCTGGCGGCCTGGGTAACCGCAGGCAGCAGGCGGGGCGGCGGGCGGGAGATATGTGAGGCAGAAGCGGGGGTGATGATCATGGCGGCGGCCAGGATTATTCCGGCAATCAATCCACCCGAAACCCACGTGACTGGGGAGCGCACAGGTATCCTTCGCTTGGCTGTTTGCACGCGAAACGATCCCATGCGCCCTGAGAAGCAACTGGACCGTGCTCGCGCAATGTCCGGGCTGACTCTAACGCAGCCATCTGGCCTTTGCCGGTGAGTCAGCGGAACCGGCAGCTGGGGTGCCCGGGCCAGGGTAGGCCACCTGACCCGGGCATCTGCCTGTCCGCGCTGGTTACGGGCTCATGGCACCCTCACCGAGCAGAGCATCCCGCAGCCGGGCGGTTCGCTGCGCGGGTGTGGATGACTGCGCATCGCCCACATCCTGCCTGGCCGCCAGCGAATCGTGGCTCCATGAGCCGTCATCCAGCTTCCAGACGACCAGCTGCAGGTGCGGCCACAGCGGGTGCATGGCCTGCGTGATGTAGACGGCGCTGCGCCCGCCCAGGTCAACCCTGTCCCCGGGCAGCAGCTGCTGGACCTCGCTCATGGCGTTCTCGCCACCCAGGTCCGGTCGTGCAGCTCCAGCTCGCGGCCGGTGTCGGTGGCCCGCAGGATCGTGCCATCGCCCTCATCGAGGCTGGCCAGCGCTGCAGTGCCCATGCCCGCATCGGTGCAGAACAGCACGGTCCGGCCGTGGTAGTTGTCCAGCTCGGCGCGCAGCCGGGCGTTCTCGCCCTGCAGGGCGGTGATCTGCGCAGCGAGCGCTCGCTCGCTGCCTAGGCCAGGCAAGGCCCGCTGATCCAGCCTCCCCCGGCGAACACCGCCACCCCGTCGCCCCGTGCGATCGGGTTGCCCACAAGGCTCATCGGGCTGTCCCGCTGGTCTTCATCGTTCCTGCCCCCGTCTGCGTCCTGGCCTGGCATCTCGTGCGCCCTCCCCTTGCTTGGCTTCGACCGTAACCTCTCAGGTCACATCTGTCACGGGAACATCACCGGCCCCGCTGGTTCAGCATCACCGCCCCGCCCGGGCCAGAGCCCGGCATCATTGAGGCGTCGGCAGGCAGCAGCGCGGTTTCCTGCATCGAGATGGCCAGCAGATGTGACCAGCACAGGGGCACCGGGAACGGCATTCTCGGCTGGCCGCCCATCGGGTCGGTGCGCAGCGGCTCGAAAATCCCGAACGCCACAGCCGCCGGGATCGGCCCGCTGCGGATCTCCAGCGTCCCGCCACTGCCCTGCTGCAGTTCAATGATCCGCGGCTTCAGCCGGGTCAGTTCCCGCGATTTCCAGTCGGCTGCGCAGATGGTGCAGAACAGCTCACCAGCGGGCGGCAGGGGGCCTGTGAACAGGACGATTCCGGGCACGGCTCACCGTATCAGGTGTGGCGGGGCGCAGCTCAGGTTGCCCGTTATGTCGCAGTTACATCGCAGGAATCAGGCGCCACTGCCTTGGCCGGGCGGTTCACGTAACGACGTGCCATAGCTGTCAACCTCCCTGGTCATCGCACCCGCGGCCGAAAGCATCGGCTTCTCCAGCTCCCGCGGCTGGGCCACCATGCCAAACTGGGCAGCTCCCAGCCGGATGCAGCTGTGGCACAGGTCCACCGGTTTCAGCTCATCCTGGCCGACCTGCTCACCGCCGCTGGTCAGGTGCTCGATGACGCCGTACAGGTGCCCGACCGTGTTGACGCACTCCCCGCCACAGCGGTCACAGAACGTCCTGCGCACTAGATCACCTCCCCGCCCAGTTCACCGGGCACTCCTGCGATTGGCGGCCAGCCTGGCCGCCCGGTAGGCCGGGTCGGTCCAGTACCGCAGCGTCCGGCGGGCCAGCTCCCGTTCCCGGATGCTCTGCCGGGCGGCCAGCCGGTAGAACATCTCCCGCTCGGCAGGAGTCAGCGGCCGGTCGGGGAACAGGGGCTCTGCCCAGCCGCTCACTGCTGGCCGCCACCCCAGGCCAGGTAGCACCCGCCGAGCGCCGGGAACACACCCCACCAGGTGTGCATGATCACCAGCATGCCAGCGCCGAGCAGGCACAGGGCAGCGGTCGCCGCGTCCCGCATCATGCCCGCCCCGCCAGCCGCATCAGCTGCGCCATCCGCGCCTGCCATTCCTGGGTATGCACCAGGCCGCGGTCACATTCACGCAGGTAGGTGTCGAGGACGGCACGCTCCTGCTCAGACAGCTGCATCCAGCCGGGCTGGGTGAACAGCTCAGGCATGCTTGCGCACCACCATGTCATGATCGCTTGCGGGCAGCAGCGTCTCCCAGTGTGCCCCGGCGGGCGGGGGCAGCTGGCTGTGAACGCTGATCAGGATGGCACCAGGGGACAGCTGGGCACGGACCCGCTGTTCCAGCGCCGCCTCGGACTGCGCACCGGCCAGCGGGTGGTTGATGTAGACCACCCCGTAGCCCGCGACCGGGGCGGTGCGCACGTCGTGGCGGAACACCGGCATCCCCAGCTGGTGGGCGGCCTCGATCAGCTCGGCGTCTTCATCCACGCCGAACACGTCCAGCCCGGCTGCATGGGCGATCAGCATCTTGGTGCCCACCCCGGCGCCCAGGTCGATGAAAGTCCGCGGCGCCGCGAACGGCGCAGCCGCGGCGATCAGCTGGGCGAAGCGCTCAGCCGGGTACGGCAGGTAGCCGACCCAGCCGGGCCGGGCAGCCCCGTGGCCAGCCCACTTCGCGTCAACCGACCTGATCTGCGCCATGGACAGGCTCATCCGCGCAGCCCCCTGCCCACACAGAGCAGTACCCATCCCCACCAGGGCATCAGATGCTCACCCCCACTGTGTGCAGGAAGTTCTGGACGGCCAGCGCCATGGCCAGCGTGGCCCAGGCAAGCCCGATCGCCAGCACCAGCATCACCGGCCACCTGGTGGCCAGGAAGGCGGCCAGTGCTGTCCGGGACGCCTGGCTGAACGCCAGGCCGCGCTGCACCATGTCGAGCATCAGGTCACCCCCGCCGCCGGGCCAGCTGCTCGGCCGTCCAGTGGCCCGCCAGCTCAGTCACAGAAGGCAGGCTGCAGATCACGCAGCGCATCAGCACCTGGGTGCGGGCCGGGTTGGTCCAGGCGCCCATGCCGCTGCCAGTGATGCCACGCATCTGGCTGCCCAGCACCGTCCACACGCAGACGTGACCAGCTAGCCGCAGGTCAGGGCCGTGGTCTTCATCCGGTACCGGAACATCAGCCTGCGCATTCATCACAGCGTTCTCCCGTCCCAGGTGGTCATGTGCTGGCCGTGGACCGGGCACCCGGCGACCGGCGGCATCCCTGGCCCCCAGGTGGTCATCCGGCAGCTGCAGAATACCATCGCCCAGGCCAGGATCTGCTCGCGCTCGGCGATCTCCAGGTCCCGCAGCTGAGCGGCGATGCGCTGCGGGCCAGCAACGTGGCTGGCCATCTCCGGTGGCAGCGGGCCGGTGTGGATGTGGCTCACAGCCCGGCCAGTTCTGCGGCCAGCGCATCACGCTGCCGCGGCGACTTCGTGCGGGCCAGCCTGGTGCCCAGCTTGCGGCGGCGGCGCCTGCGCTGGGCGGGGGTCAGCCGCCCAGGTGGACGCCCATAGCTCACCAGCCGGGCCAGCCAGGTCATCGGCTCGATCTCGCGCAGCGGTCCCCGCTCGCGCATCGCCGGGGGCAGCGGCCTGCCGGTCTGCACCGACCACGCCTGAGCTGCAGCAAACCGGCTGGCTGGCCCCATGTCGCTGTGGTGGGTGAACCAGCGCTTGCTGCCCGGATGGTCGGTGCTGCGCTCGGTGCGTCCCAGCGCCGTGTACCCGGTGGTGCGCTCCACGCGCCTCTTGCCTGCCATGATCATCTCCTGCCCCAGTGCCTTCGCCTGCATGTTACCGCCTGCGGTTTGCTGCGCATCGCCCACCGGAACCAGGCCCAGCCGATCTGCGCCCCGGCGCGGTCGATCTCCGGCCGGTAGACCGCGTACCCGGCCAGCCAGCACCAGCTGGCCAGCCAGGCCCACAGCCAGCCGTTCATGTGCCCAGCCGGTCCCATGAGGCGGGGCTGCCCGGCATCCACCACCAGCTGGCCAGCCGCGGGCGCGGTGCCCCACTGATCACACCAGTCACGATAGCCGGGCTGTACGCCGCG